TTATTTTTCTTGGCTTTTTTGGTTTTGCGTGGCTTTTCCATTTGCGACACATTTGTGACAAGGAATTTTCTCTATTTCCTTTCTCAGTTCTTCCAGCTCTCTGTGTCCATATACATCATTAGTAACATCTTGAAATGTATGTCCCATTAACCTCTTTCTATCATTATTGCTCACTTTATATTTTTCGCATAACATAGAAAATGTATGTCGACAATCGTGCGAGGTGTGCTTTTCATTTATTCCAAGCGATGGAAGATAATCATCCAGTTTCTTCCGGAATGTTGTATAGGTCATTGGAAGAAGCGCATTATAGTGTTCCAGTCGGTATTTCACGAGATGTTGAATAGCTGAGTGAATGGGAACAAATCTTTCTTTACTTGTTCTGTTTTTCAAGCCCCCATGAAAATACATGTCATGCAGATTTACGGTAATAGCTTGTAGCTCCATGATTCGAAAACCCGAATAGCATAAGATCAAGAGTACTTGTGCCACATCATCATTCTCATGTTTCCACAAAGTTTCGATGTCCGTTTCGGAAAATGGAACTCCATGTTCACAATCATTTGCGATTCGGACCTTTAATAGTAATGTCGGATCTTTATCTACCATGAACTTGGCTAAAGCATATTTGTACATTTGCTTCATTAACGATACCATGTTTGATACGGAGGAAAATTTGAGATCACAAAGATCAACAAGTTCTTGCATTTGATCATAAGTGATTTCATCAATACGCATATTGTGTATAGACTTACAATTTTTAAAGGCTGCCTTGTTTGCGTATTTGGATTGCTCGGCGTACTTCCTTTTTCCATTATACTTCCAGTCATAATACTGCTGATACAGTTCTGCAAATGTCAAAGTGCCTTGCTTAGTGGCTTCCGGTCTTGTTGCAATAGTATAATCGGCAAGAATCCGTTTTGTAAATACGTGTAAATCATCTTCCTCCATTGCACGCATAATTTCCAGTTCCTTTTCCATCCCAGGCTTGTAGGTCCCGGCTTTGTATGCGGTCAGGACTGCAAATCCTACGTACCAGTCTGAAACATAGCAGAGCGCCTTTTTCATAACCGGTTTTCCGTCTACTGTGAATTCCGTAACCGGCGGATGCACAGAGTATGGGTTCCTCCGGTTTCCGGAGAGTTTCCGGATCGTTCCGTAGCCGTTCGGAAGATTCGGATGCTTTTTCTTTTTTGCCATAACATCATCTCCTTTGTATTTTGGGTATAAAAATAACAGCCAAAACAGAACGAAAGTTCTGGATTGCAAGGCTGCCCCGAAGATGATACAATATTTTTGGCTTAATATGTGCATATCTTCGGATATGTCATCCGTCCCGGTGTTTGTAGCACTGGGGCGGTTTATATTCAATAACATTTTTTGCAAGGTGCATATCCCATGCTTTGAGCTTCGGATATTGTTACTTGTGTAGGATTTTTCATTCCGCTACAGGATGAAGTGCTATGATATTTACTTCCAGATTGTGGAATCCATACCATTTGTTCTTGCGGTTGTTGTTGCTCTTGAGAGCTTTGTTCCTCTTGCTGAGCCTTTTCTTGTTCAGCCTGTTCAGCCGCTTCTTGTTCAGCCTGCGCTTGGGCTTCCTGTTCAGCCTGTTCTTTAGCTAAGCGTTCTTGCGCAGCCCGTTCTTCTGCTTCCTTTTGTGCTTGTTCTTCAGCTTCACGATCAACAACTGTTATTGTAGTAGTAGAACTTGTCACATCGTCATTTGCTGTGAAGAATAGAGCTGCCTCACCAGTGTCGGTGAATGTGATAAATGCTTTTCCATCTAAATATTCAAGTTTTGCAATATTGTTCTTGGATAACTCCAGACTGGAAATTTCTGCATCGTCAGGTGAGCCAGTTATTTTTACTTCTATAGTCTCTGATATATCAAATGTTGTCTTTCCCCAATCGGCAGTGATACTGTTTAGGTCTGACGGAGAATTCAGCATAGCAAACGCAATCAAAGAAGTTGCAAGAACGATAGAACATATAGTGATATTTCTTTTCTTATGTATAGCATATTTTTTACTTACGATGAAGTATATCAATATAGGAATTGCAGGAATCCAACAGAATGAATATAAATACAATGCAATACAAAACAGAATCAGAATTCCAATGAATCCTAAACAACCAACGCTTTGTCCTCCCGAATCTTTGCCGCTCATATTTGTTTTTTTACCTCCCGCATTATTAGATTTTTTGCTGGTGGATTCAGTATAAGATATACCAGTACCAGGGATACCAACTGTTTTTGTTCGTTTTCCTTTTGAATTGATTGTGTAGTGGGCTCCTTTTCCACCAAAAGTAAAGCTGTGACTATTTTTGTTAAGATTAAGCTTTACACCGGGAGCAATTTTAAAACTCTTTCTAAACCTCCATCCCATTTTTTCATTTCCTCTCTTTCTCTTATGATTCGAGAAAACCCAACCCCATTTATATAATCTCTTCCGAGGTTATATCTTTTCCATGACTGCTAAATTTGGGATGAAATATATTATATAATTGTCGATTTCAGTATACACTCCGTATTTCCCCCTGTAGCAGTCTATACATTCTTGCAAATATTCTTCTGTCACTTCTAAAAACTCGGCGGCTTCATATGCCGAGTGGCAACCAGCCTTAAATGCATTGACGATGCCAGTCAGCCCGATCAGCTTGTTATAGCCCCACAGACGAGCCTGTCGTTCCTGTTTCCGGTTAGACAGATCTTCCATATCAATAATGTTTCCGACTGATGTATAGTGATGTCCCAGCTCTTCAGCAAGGACACAAGCTTTTTCTGTAGAAGTATCAATATCCTTACGAATGGCAATTCTTTTTCCTTTGATTCTGCCATTATTATATTTTAGTGGTTTTTCTTTTACGATCAGGCCTTCTTCATGGGCTTCTTTTAAAAGCACCTCATAATTCATCGGACAACACCTCCAGTCAATAATGTAGCACACATGCTGTACAATAAAACGGACTTAGAAGTTTTCATCATCCATAATATCATCGTCGGATGTGTCTACATCTTCTGGAATATCTATATCAGTGCGAGCATGAGCGGCATTGAGTTGGTAGTGGCTATCAAACAATCCAGCAGAATATTTGTTAAATAATTTTTGAATACGTTTTTCCATAAAAAGCAACGAATCATTCATTAAGGACTCATAATCCTTACCAGAAACTTTAAACGAAATACTATCTTTTTTAAATAACGCATATGTTGTTGGATGTTCATCTATCTTAGGATCACCGTCCACCACGATTTTATATGTCCATCCGAGAATTTTTAATTGAGCATCAAATGCGGAAACTTTATCAATAATTAGTTGAGTTTCATTGTTATTAAACAGTAATGAATTAGCAGTTATTTTTTTTGTGTTTCTCTGCAAAGATTCATATTTATTAACTAGTTCGTAATCGTGAATATATAAGACTATTTGATTATTTTGATCTTTTATAATAATAACGTCTTTATTAACATCATCAGAAAAAGATAAAGAATAACCAGCTTTTTCAATGATATCGAAAGCGTTATCTAATTCCGCATCAAATCGGACAAGATTTTGGTCTTCAAAATTATTACGTTTCATTGGTACATCATATCCCATTAACCACGCCTCGCTAACATCAAGAGCAATTCCAAGAATGAAAAGTTTGTCTTGATTAGGTTCTGTTTTTCCAGAGCAATATTGACTGATATCTGATTTATTCATTTTTACATCATACTTTTTACAATACGGTTCTGTTAAATTTAATATATCAACTTGACGCAGGTTTCTATCAGACATTATTTTTTTTAGTCGAATAGCAGTGTTTTCTTTTTTCATAATATATATACCGCCTTTCTGATAATACTATAGCATATATTATACATGAGTTCAATGAAAAAAACTATATAAGTTAAAAAAATTGAATTTTGTGTTGACAACGATATGTCAAGATAGTATGATATAGATAGTTCAAAATTTTGAACTAGAAAGGAGGATAATAATGGCATTTAATTACAGCAAACTTAGTGGAAGAATTGTTGAAGTGTTTGGAACAAGATATAAGTTTGCAGAAGCTATGGGATGGTCTGAACGTACCTTATCATTAAAGATGAATGGACAGAGAGCATGGCGACAACCCGATATATGCAAGGCAATTCATTTATTGAGGCTAACAGATGAAGATATTCCTACATATTTTTTTACACCAGAAGTTCAAAATAATGAACTTCAAAGATTATAAGAAGGAGAAACCAATGAACGCATTGCAGATTTTCAAAAACGAAGAGTTTGGAAAAGTCCGGACAGTACAACTGAATAATGAAACATATTTTGTGGGGAAGGATGTGGCAGAGGCTTTAGGGTATGCAAATCCGAAAAATGCAGTTCCAAAACATGTGGCTGATGAAGATAAGCTGAGTACCCAAATCGAGTACGCAGGTCAGAGAAGAGAAGTGACAGTGATAAACGAATCCGGCTTATACGCACTTATCTTTGGAAGCAAGCTTGAATCAGCGAAACGCTTTAAACATTGGGTAACGAGTGAAGTTCTTCCGGCAATCCGAAAACATGGCGTTTATGCAGTTGATGAGCTTCTAGGGAATCCAGACATAGCGATAAAGGCATTTACGGCATTGAAAGAAGAAAGAGAGAAGAATAGGTTATTGCAGGCTGATAACGAACGCATGAAGCCGAAAGAGATTTTTGCTGATGCAGTAGCGACAAGTCACACAGAAATCCTGATCGGAGATCTTGCGAAACTTCTTAAGCAGAACGGTGTAGAGACTGGGCAGAAACGGCTTTTCGTATGGATGCGGGAGAATAATTTTCTGATCAAGCGGAAAGGTGCTGACTGGAATATGCCGACTCAGAAATCTATGGAAATGGGACTTTTTAAAGTGAAAGAATCCACAGTCAATAATCCGGATGGCTCTGTCAGAATCAACAAAACTACGAAGGTCACTGGAAAAGGACAGCAGTATTTTATCAATAAATTTTTAGGGGAAATGAGACATGGAAAAGAACAGTGATGTTGGAGAAACACTTATTGCATCAGCACTTTTTCAGAAATATTCAAACTGTGATATCACTGAAACGGGGTTAAGGCTACTGGCAAGAAGAGCTCTATGTCGCGGATATCCGAGACAAATGGTTCAGCATTGTCTGGAGATAGTAATTAAAAAAAACTGCCGACGTGATTTATACAACGGGGATGATGCCTTAGACGAAAGAAGATTTATTCTTGATGCGGAGTTTAAAGCAATTATGAAGTATGGAAAAGCCGACGATATTTTGTGGTGTTGATAAAGGCGATGCAAGATTAACTACTTCAGAATATCTATCGAGTCTTTCCTTGAGTAGCAGGAGAAATGAAAAGGATAGGAGAAAATCAACTGGTAATTATCGAAGCCGGAAAGAAAGGAGGAGCCATGAAGCCGATTATTAGAAATGCGGAAGAGGCGGCGTATATCCTCCAGATAGCGCCGCAAGCGTTCCGGGAACAGGCGAAACGAGGAATGAATCGGTACAGCCGGGTGGCGAGCGGGAAGCGGAAAAGGACGTATGAGTTTTATCCGTACAAGGCAGCGGAAGATCTGAATGTACCAATCGAGTACCTGGAAGCGAGAAGCTCAGAGTACGAGAGGGAAAAAGGGAGGTGATTGAGATGCATCGAAGAAAATTGCGGAGATACCGGATCTGGAAAGACATCTGTGCAGTGGTCGGGGGAATTGCCGTACTGGTGATGGCCGGATCCGCTGACAGTTACAGCCAGAACATTATCTCAACGGCAGAGTTTTTGCTGTCGTTCGGGATCGCGCTGGATATGACGGTTGTAGCGTACATGTTGCATGGCTGTGTGAAAGACAGGGAGAAGCATTATCTTCAGATCCGAGAATTACGCCGGAGACACCGGCAGCAGGGCATGAAAAAGAGTGCATAGGGACGGCAATCCCAGATATGCACTCAGAAAAATAACCAACTTTATTATGACAGATAAGAAAGGAAAAAGCAAATGGAAAGCATTAAGATTAACAAACTGGAAATCGAAAATGTAAAGCGAATCAAAGCGGTAAAGATCGAACCAACAGCAAATGGGCTGACGATTGTAGGAGGGAATAATAATCAAGGCAAAACTTCGGTTTTGGATTCAATCGCATGGGCGCTGGGCGGCGATAATTTCCGGCCATCACAGGCACAGAGAGACGGATCTACTATCCCCCCGACCTTACATATTGTAATGAGCAATGGGCTTGTAGTAGAGAGAAAAGGAAAAAATAGTTCCCTGAAAGTGACAGATCCAACTGGAAACAAAGGCGGACAGCAGTTATTGAATGAGTTTGTGGAACAGCTTGCCTTAAATCTTCCAAAATTCATGGAATCTTCAGGAAAAGAGAAAGCCCGGACTCTTCTTAGGATCATCGGTGTAGGAGAGCAGCTTGCGGCACTTGACCTTCAGGAGAAAGAGTTGTATAACAAACGTCTTGCCATCGGGCAGATTGCGGATCAGAAAGAAAAGTTTGCCAAGGAACTGCCGTATTATCCGGATGCTCCGAAAGAACTGGTATCTCCGTCTGAACTGATCCGTCAGCAGCAGGAAATTCTTTCCAAGAACGGAGAAAACAAAAGGAAAAGAGATCACGCCTTGGAACTACATGCTGAAAGAAACCGACTTGCAGAGAAAGTCAATGCATTAAAAGAAGAATTGGAACATTATCAGAATCAGTTAATCCAGGTTGACCATGATATGAATATCGCTTATAAATCCACAGAAGAATTACAGGATGAATCTACGGCTGAGTTGGAAGCAAGTATTGCCAATATCGAAGAGATCAACCGCAAAGTCAGAGCCAATATGGACAAAGATAAAGCGGAAGATGATGCGAAGGAGTATCGGGATCAGTACCGTGTTCTGACAGAAGAAATCGATCAGACGAGAAAAAATAAAACGTCCCTTCTGAATTCCGCAGAACTTCCTCTTCCGGAATTATCTGTCAAAGAAGGCGAATTGGTTTATAAGGGACAGCAGTGGGATAACATGTCCGGTTCCGATCGGCTAAAAGTGTCCACAGCGATTGTGCGGAAGCTGAATCCGAAGTGTGGGTTCGTCCTTCTGGACAAGCTGGAACAGATGGATCTCCAGACTCTCAATGAATTTGGAGATTGGCTGAAACAAGAGGGACTACAGGCAATCGCAACCAGAGTCAGCACGGGTGGAGAATGCAGCATCATTATTGAAGATGGCTATGTAAAGGGCCAGGAGGAAGAAGCGGTTGAAAGCAAGCCGTCATGGAAAGCGGGTGAGTTTTAATGGAAATTATCAAAGGTAAAATTAAGAAGGCAAAGAAAGTAGTGATCTACGGACCGGAAGGAATTGGGAAGTCAACGTTTGCGTCCAAATTTCCAGATCCGGTATTTATCGATACGGAAGGAAGCACCAACGACATGGACGTTGCGCGCCTTCCCCGCCCTACAAGCTGGATCATGTTGTTAGAAGAACTCCAGTATGTGGAAAAGAATCCCGGAGTGTGCAAAACTCTGGTGATTGATACCATTGACTGGGCAGAACAGCTTTGTGTGGAGCACATCTGTGCAAAACATAATAAATCCGGAATTGAAGACTTTGGCTATGGAAATGGTTATGTCTATACAAAAGAAGAGTTTGGGCGGTTTCTGAACAAGCTGACAGACGTCATTGAGACAGGAGTCAATGTGGTGCTTACAGCACACGCCCAGCTCCGTAAATTTGAACAGCCGGATGAAATGGGCGCTTACGACAGATGGGAGCTGAAACTGGGGAAGAAAACCCAGTCCCAGACATCCCCATTGGTTAAAGAATGGGCGGACATGCTGCTGTTCTGCAATTATAAAACTTATTCCATCGCTGTAGATGATAAGGGGAAAAAGCATAAAGCTCAAGGCGGGAAAAGAGTGATGTATACTTGCCATCACCCGTGCTGGGACGCAAAGAACCGTTATAACCTCCCGGATGAATGTGAGCTTGATTATGGTGTGATTGCCGGAATCATTGAACAAACAACGCAGATGTTGCCATCTGGCACAGAGCAGAAAGCAACTGTTAGGGAGACACCGCCTGCACCGACGCCAGATCCGGTTCTGACAGGGACGGAAGGAAATCAGATGGATTTGAATGACCGGAAAACAAAGAATGTGCCGCAAAAGACAGAACCGCCCCATGGGCAGCCAGTGCCAAAGAATAGTGTTTTCCATGTGGATGAGAGGATCCCCAAGGCACTCCGTGATCTGATGGAAGATAAGCTCGTTTCGGAAGAAGAAATTCAGACCGTTGTGGCTGGGAAAGGATACTACCCACAGACCACTCCGATTCTGAATTACGATCCGGATTTCATTTCCGGAGTATTGGTCGGCGCTTGGCCACAAGTGTACGAGATGATCCGGAAACTGAGGGAAGATTATGAGATCCCGTTTGACGAAAAATAGGAGGATAGAAAGCAATGAGTGAAATGGAAAGAGAATTAGGATGGGACGATGAGATTGAAAAGGACAGTGGGGAGTTTATCCTGCTTCCGGAAGGAGACTACGATTTTACGGTAGAGAGTTTTGAACGCAGCCGACATGGAGGCAGTGAAAAACTTCCGGCATGCAATAAGGCAATTTTAAGATTACGGATTGACACAGGGGAAGGATCAGCACTGATCAATCATAACCTGTTTTTACATACGAAAACGGAGGGAATGATTTCCGCCTTTTTTACTTCTATTGGACAGAAGAAAAAGGGAGAAAAGATCAAAATGAATTGGAACGCTGTAGTTGGAGCAAAAGGCCGCTGCAAAGTTGGTGTCCATGAATGGACTGGAACAGACGGTGAGAAGCGGCAGGGAAATGATATTAAAAAGTTTTATCCGTTTGAAGAGAAGAAGTTTGAGGCAGGGAAATTTTAATGGAGCTGAGACCATACCAAAGGGAAGCAAAGGAAGCAATTTTTGAACAGTGGGAACATGGAACCAGGAAAACACTTCTGGTTCTCCCTACTGGTTGTGGAAAAACGATTGTATTTGCGAAAGTAACAGAAGAATGTGTCAGTCGTGGAGACCGGGTACTGATCCTGGCACACCGCGGTGAACTTCTGGAACAGGCGGCGGATAAGATCGCCAAGTCTACTGGGCTTGGATGTGCCATGGAAAAAGCAGAAGAATCCTGCCTGGGAAGCTGGTTCCGGATTACAGTGGGGTCGGTGCAGAGTCTGATGCGGGAAACCAGGCTTAGCCGGTTCCCGGATCATTATTTTGACACCATCATTATCGATGAAGCACATCACTGTATTTCAGACAGTTACCAGAGAATTCTGAATCACTTTCCAGATGCGAAAGTACTTGGTGTGACAGCAACGCCGGACCGTGGAGATATGAAGAATCTGGGACAGGTATTTGAATCCCTGGCCTATGAATACACCCTTCCAAAGGCGATCAAAGAGGGTTATTTATCACCCATCAAAGCAGTAACGATTCCATTGCAGGTTGATTTGACCAGCGTTGGTGTACAGTCTGGAGATTTTAAGGCGGGAGACTTGGGAACCGCGTTAGATCCATACTTGGAAAGTATCGCAGAAGAAATGGAGAAATACTGTCTGGAGAAGAAGACGGTGGTATTTCTTCCGCTTGTGAAAACCAGTCAGAAGTTCCGGGATATCCTGAATACCCATGGTTTTCGTGCCGCTGAGGTGAACGGGGAAAGTGCAGACCGCGCTGACATCCTTGCAGATTATGCGGCAGGGAAATATAACGTCTTGTGCAATTCCATGTTATTGACAGAAGGCTGGGACTGTCCCGATGTGAACTGCATTGTAGTATTGCGGCCAACCAAAGTCAGAAGTCTGTACTGTCAGATGGTAGGAAGGGGAACAAGGCTGGCTCCAGGGAAAGAACATCTTCTCCTTTTAGATTTTTTATGGCATACGGAACGACACGAGCTGTGCCACCCGGCTCATCTGATCTGTGAGAGTGAAGAAGTAGCACAGAAAATGACAGAGAATCTGGAAAAAGAAGCAGGATGTCCGATGGATATCGAAGAAGCGGAAAAGACCGCATCTGAAGATGTGGTGGCGCAGCGGGAAGAAGCGCTAGCGCAGAAGCTGGCAGAAATGAAACGGAGAAAGAGAAAGCTGGTAGATCCGCTCCAGTTTGAAATGAGTATTCAGGCAGAAGACTTATCGGGATACGTTCCGGCGTTTGGCTGGGAAATGGCGCCGCCGTCTGAAAAACAAAGACAGACATTGGAGAAACTTGGAATTCTGCCGGATGAAATTGACAATGCAGGAAAAGCGGCAAGGCTGCTGGATCGTCTCGATAAACGGAGACAGGAAGGGCTTACCACGCCGAAACAGATCCGTTTTCTGGAAAGCAGGGGCTTTCAGCACGTTGGAACCTGGCAGTTTGATACAGCAAAAAGGCTGATTGACCGGATTGCCGGAAATGGGTGGAAAGTTCCGCGCGATATTATTCCATCAGAGTATAAAGGAGCATAAACATGGAGCAAAGGGCAGATCTATTAGAAATACTGGACAATATTTATCCCGGAGAACTGGATTACCAGGAATGGGTCAGTGTAGGAATGGCATTAAAACAGGAGGGCTATACAGCAGAAGATTGGGATCGATGGAGCCAAAGAGATCCTGCCCGTTATCATTCTGGAGAATGTTTCCGAAAATGGAACAGTTTTCGCGGATCTTCTGATCCGGTGACAGCCGGTACCATTGTACAGATGGCCATAGACAGGGGATGGATGCCAGACCGGAATCCGGGGCATGAACTGGACTGGAATGACGAAATCAGCCAAGAGGGTGTTGTAGTTGACAGTGGTTGGTTGGAAGGAAAAGAGGTACGGGAACCGAAGAACTGGGATCCGGTACAGGATCTTATTCGATATTTAGAAGCGTTGTTTGAATCTGGTGAAAATGTGGGCTATGTGACGCAGAGCTGGGAAAAGACGGATGAGAAGGGGACACGCTGGCTTCCGAGCAGGGGCAACTGGGACAGAACCGCAGGACAGCTTATCGAAGAATTAAATAAATGCAATGGCGATGTAGGTGCCGTATTTGGTGATTATAATCCGGATGCGGGAGCATGGATCCGGTTTAACCCCCTGGACGGGAAAGACTGCAAGAATGAGAATGTAACGGATTTCCGGTATGCGCTTGTAGAGTCAGACGATATGGAATTGGATAAGCAGAACGCCCTGATCCGGGAGCTGGAGCTTCCTGTGGCAGCGTTGGTGTTCTCCGGAAAGAAGAGCTTGCATGCAATCGTGCGGATCGAAGCGGCAGATTTGAGGGAATATAAGAAACGTGTGGAGTATCTGTACAGTATCTGCAAGAAGAACGGGCTGAAACTGGATACCCAGAACAAGAATCCGTCCAGGCTGTCCCGGATGCCAGGAGTAACTCGGAACGGGAAAAAACAATTTTTGGTAGATACCAATATAGGAAAAGAATCCTGGGAAGAATGGGTGGAATGGATTGAGAGCGTCAATGATGACCTGCCGGATCCGGAACCGCTTCAAGATGTCTGGGAGAACCTGCCGGAATTATCCCCATGTCTGATAGAGGGTGTTCTGAGGAAAGGGCATAAGATGTTAATTGCCGGACCATCAAAAGCAGGAAAATCGTTTCTTCAGATCGAACTATGCATCTCAATCGCAGAAGGAAAAGACTGGCTTGGTTGGAAGTGTGCCAGAGGCCGTGTCATGTACGTTAATCTGGAACTGGATCGGGCGAGCTGCCTGCATCGGTTCCGGGATGTATATGACACCCTTGGATGGAGGCCAAAATATTTGGACAGCATTGATATTTGGAATCTAAGAGGAAAATCCGTGCCGATGGACAAGCTCGCACCGAAGCTGATCCGTAGGGCAGCGAAAAAAGACTATGTGGCTATTATCATTGATCCGATTTATAAGGTCATTACCGGAGATGAGAACAGTGCGGATCAGATGGCGAATTTCTGCAATCAGTTTGACAAGGTTTGTACAGAACTGGGCTGTGCGGTGATTTACTGCCATCATCATAGTAAAGGAAGTCAGGGAGGGAAAAAATCTATGGACCGCGCCAGCGGATCCGGAGTATTTGCCCGTGATCCGGATGCGTTGCTGGACCTGATCGAACTGGAACCAACAGAAGCTTTGATAGAACAGGAAAAGAATAAGGCTATATGTAAGGTCTGTATTCAGTATCTGGATGCTTATTTTAAATGGGAAGACGATCTGTCCCAGGATGATCTGTGCAGTAAAACGCAGATGTTGAACTATTGTGAAGAGCGCCTTGATAAATGGCAGATGAACGCTCTTCAGAAGCAGATAGAAGATGCGGTAAAAGACGTAAAAGCGAAGACGGCATGGCGGATCGAAGGAACACTCAGAGAATTTCCGAAGTTCCAGCCGGTAAACCTCTGGTTTGATTATCCTATACATAGAATGGACGAAACAGGCTGTCTGAATGATATCCAGCCGGAGGATGAGAGGCCGCCTTGGCAGAGAGGAAAAGATGCCAGGAAGAAACAGGCAGAAATACAGAAAAAGAATACCCAGGCGAAATACACTATGGCCATTGAAAGTTATCGATTCGGACATGATGATATATATCCTACTGTAAAAGAATTATATGAGCAGATGAAAAGCGATGCGGAGGCTGTTGGAGAAAAGTATCCAGCAGAAAAGACAATCTGGAATTCTCTTAAAAAGCTAGGATATACGACGGATAAAGAGACAAAAAGGATTGTCCCGTTACCTGAAAAATCAGGTTCCGGGAATGAGAAGTAATTTATTCCCAGAACCATAAAAGCCAGGTGCCGGGAATAAAGGATAATGTTTCCCGCGACCTTAATTTCAAGGTGATGGGAAATGAAACAAATCATTCCCGTAACCATGGTAACGGGAGGGCGGGAATATTCCCTCCCGGCACCTTATACTAAAGTATAACCCTAACGGGACGGGAATGTGCGGGCACCCACCCTACAGTGTGGGGCGATATGAGCACGCCCCCACACACGGGAGGGAGCCCACCCAGCACAACCGCGAGGTGTAAGGAAAAAGTAAAAAAACAACACATTAAAGGAGTAAAGTGAATGGAATTTTTTATGGCAATGATTCCGCCGACAATCACACATCAGGAAAAGAAAGTACATCTGGTAAATGGCAGGCCGAGATTTTATGAACCGGATGAATTAAAAGCAGCCAGACAGAAGCTGACGGCTTATCTTGGTCAGCATGTTCCAGAAGAACCATACCAGGGTGGAATCCAGTTGATTGTCAAGTGGTGTTTCCAGACGAAAGGCAGACACAAGGATGGAGAATACAGAATCACAAAGCCAGATACAGATAATTTGCAGAAGCTTTTAAAAGACTGTATGACATCCGTGGGATTTTGGAGTGATGATGCACAGGTGGCATCCGAGATTGTAGAAAAGTTTTGGGCGGAGATCCCAGGGATTTATATCCGGGTGACAGAGCTATGATGGCGGTTAGAACGGCTTTTCAGCTTTTCTGTGATTGTTGGCACCTGTATCGAAAATATATCCTTAAAACGGCAAATGAGGAGGTTCTGGAGGGGCTGAAGAATGAAGCGGATAAGATTTTTAAGAAGTATGATGAAAAGCCGTTGGCAAAAGAGTTATTGATGGCTGTACTGAATGAGATCGAACGAAAGGAGAAAGCATGAGTTGGGCGAGCAAGGCACATAAAAAGTACCAGGTAGAGAAGCTGGTCAAGGAAGTATTAAGAAATCCGGAATACAAAAAGATGCAGCAACAGGAAGATCTGAAATGTTTTTCCTGTCTGGCACTGATCTCAGTGGACTTTATGATGAGAAAGCATGGGTACAGTAAAAAGCGGATTCTGGAGTATGTGGAATTTCTGAAAAGGCAGTTGAGTTATGTGACGGAAGATGAGGAATACTTTAAGCTTCTCAACTTGGAGATCGAGAGGGATACCGGAGTGAATGTACTGCGGGAACTGGACATTGAGATCAAGGACGATAATTAACCAGAACAAGAGAAAGGAGAACGAGTTGCGCGCATAATAACCGGTTTCTCCTGAGTGAATGATGACAGAAAAAGAGATTAGATTGGTAGAAGAGAGTGTCCCGCTTGCGGAGTACGTTGCGAAACGCTGGGTGAAGCAAGCTGGGATAGAGTGGGAGGATCAAAATGAATAAGATAGACGAGAAGGTAAAAAAGCTTTTGGAATATGACTTGCAACCCACTCTGCGAGGCGGATGGAAAATAACGGAAGAAATGTGTGTGTTAATCCATGAAATCGCTGAGGAGTGTAACAAATTAGAAGTAACGCAAAAAATAAATACGGATATACCGGAGTGGCTTGAAGAGGCCGATCCGGAGGAAATCTTTATATACATGCTCCAGAAGATGGTTTCTGCGCATACAAGGATACATATGCTTTGCGTTCCGAGAATTTTGCTCCCCATTATCGATAAAAAGCTTAACAGCGAAAATGACAGATTTCCTCATGTAGTCGGACAAGGAGCTGAAATTTATTATAACGGAGAATGGAAAAGAGGGAAGATTGTTGAGGGGTACCGGTTCAAAGACGGGGTTGTAACGATAGAAACTCCTGAAGGTGAGCGGATATGGTGCGGTGAAGATCGAAAGGATTTATACCGGCCGGGGAAAGGGTATATATGTTAGATTTTGGATTTTACAACATGGACTGTATGGAGGGAATGAAAGAATTTCCTGATAAGTATTTTGATCTGGCTGTTGTCGATCCCCCATATTTCAGCGGGCCGGAGAGACGGGGATTCTACGGAAGAAAAATAAGCCCGATAGGAGTCCAGCGTATATACGAAAAAGCAGAAAGATGGGAAATTCCGGGTCCGCAATATTTTAAAGAGCTTGAAAGGGTATCGAAACATCAGATCGTTTTCGGATGCAACTATTTCAGATGGTATTTTCGGCCGGGGCGTATTGTATGGGACAAGTGCAACGGGAAAAGTACCTTTTCTGACTGTGAGATTGCATCCTGCAGCTTACATGAAGTACCGGGAAATCGGAACAGTGGAAGAGTGCCGGGAAGCCAGAGAGAAGCTACCTGTTGCAGAAGAAGCGATAAAGAAACTCCTATGCAGTGAATACGGCTCATCTTGTCAATTTTGTATACATGATAGTGACGAGGAGGCCGTGTGCTGTAATATAGGCGGCAGTGGTAGCTGGTGCTGCAAAAATGCAAAATGGAACGGTAGATTGGAGTGAGGAAAAATGAGATTGATTGATGCAGATGAACTGATAAAGGACAGAGTAGAAAATGACCCTGTGAGAATCGCGGCTATGTGTGCGCCGACTGCATATGATGTGGAAGCAGTTTCCAAGGAGTTGAAAAACGAGATGGAATTTGTTGTAAGCGAATATCCAGTGTATGGGAAATATATTGAGAAAAATCGTGCGATTGAAATTTTACATTCTGGTGTTATTCCACAAAAGTCACAGGAAAGCCCAGACGAAAAACGTCTGAGGGAGAGGGAAGAATTTTTCAGGGAGGAATAAGTATGCAGTGCAAAAATCATAGGTGCAAATACCATATATCACGCCCAATGATAACATCAAATCCTGGGAAAACAAGTATGGTTCAGGGGTGTAAGTACGGATATTGCAAATTGAACGCAGATAAAAACAGAAAGAAAAGGTGATGTGAATGAGCAGAGAAATATTATTTAAAGCCAAGCGGAAGAACTGGCGGGAACTGCCGAAAGAAGAATGGTGGGTAGAGGGAAATTTTATCACAAATGAAAGAGAAGAAGGAACAGCATATATTGGTTATATATTTGACGTACATAATGGCGTAATTGAAGATTTTGATATTGTAGAAGTTGCTCCCAAAACCCTATGCCAGTACACTGAGCTGACGGACAAAAATGGGGAGAAGATTTGGGAGAATGATATAGTCAGAACATCAAAGTTTGGAAAAGATGATGGGAATGGTCATAACTATGCGGGATTTGATGCGTTCATTGCTAAATGGAATGACGGAGGATTTGCGCTATTTAACAAGTGGAGGCGCTTTAATTTGCGCACAGATGAAAAAAGCTATGAGGTTATCGGGAACATTTTCGACAATCCCGAATTATTAAAATGAGAAAGTACATTTGCCCCAATTGCGGATTTAGATATTCTTTCCAGACGCATAAAGACGGGAGAAAGCGATCATGCAAGAATTGCGGGTGCAAACAGGTATATAGTAGCAAAGCTGTATTGGAGACGATAATGAGACTGGAATTGCTAAAATCTCATTCTAGTTTGAACGATTGAAGGAGAGAGAATATGAGCAATCTTAAAATCACGCAATGCAAAGGAGAAGGGCAGGTGAACAGAATGAGTGATGATTTAATCAGCAAGAAAGCAGTTATAGCTGCTGTAGACAGGCATACAAGAGAAGATGGCACTCTGGATGATGATATATCGGTAATCCTGGAAGAAGTCAAGACAGCCTTTGACAAGGAAAAGGTGGTAAAACAAATCGAAGATTACCGTGATCTTGTACCGGAGTGGGCGTTAAAAGAAATTATTGAGATTGTCAAGAAAAAGGAGGGTTGAATAATGAATGATATCAACAATATTAAGAATTCGTTACGCCTTTATCTGATACATGAGATTCCTACGTATCATAAAGGTACAGCTAAGAGAGATATGCGGAAAATCAAAGAGGTTATGCAGAAATTTGAATATGATGATGATTTTATAGAAAGTGTCAACGATGATTTCTGCTTAGGGTGGAATACGGCGAAGGAAATTATTTCCAAAATGTTATCTGATATATATTGGAAGAACAACAGAAACTAAAAAGGGTTTAAACCAGGAGATCAGAGATGGCGAAATTATTAAACAGACCATATACGAACGAAGAAAAGAGGCAGATTCTTGATATGCTGCGGGGAAACATAAACAGAATATCTGTCTCATCTGATGTCGAAGAGATTGTATGTCAGCTAAATTTTGCTGTGGATAGGCTGTCTGCGGTGGCTTATTCGAGGATTAAGGAGATCAGAGATGGAGAGATTAACAGTACCAGATAAGAAGATAGACGGCGGATTAAGAAGAGCCATCATTGACGCCCGAGAAGTACGGAAAGAAGCAATGACTATTTACTGGGCGTTAAAGAAATACGAGGACACCGAACTTACACCGGAACAGATCATGGAGTTGAAAGAGCGGGATACGGCGAAGAAACCCGTGCAAACGGAAGATGGAATGGTTTGTCCGATATGTGGTAGCAAGGCAGTTCCGTGGAGCCGGTTCTGCGATGAATGTGGACAGAGATGGTGGGAAAAGGAGGACTGACATGACAGTAAAAGAGCTGGAAGAATTTTTAAAGAATGTGAATGATAAAAGTAAAACAGTGTATTTCTATCATCAAGAAGATAATCCATTTAATGATGGGATTGGGACAGTAAATGTGTTTGAAGTATCGAAAGACGAAGAGAATACAGGAAACTTTGAGGGTGTATACATACAGGGATGTTAAAGGGGGACTGACATGTTAGAGAAGATTCTGGAAGAGATAATAGAGCAACTAAAGGCAGAGGGATGCATTATAGATAATGATGCAGGACATAGAGCGGTAGATATCATCCGCAAGCACACGAATGACGGCTGGATTCCGGTGGAGGAACGGCTGCCGGATAACAGAAGATCAAATTATGAAGTGACATTTATAAACGAGTGTGGATATGAGGAACATGGTTTTTCACAATGGTATGACGGAGAGTTTCATATTCCTGCTGTTGTGATAGCGTGGAGAGAGCATCTAAAGCCGTACCGCCCGGAAAGGAGAATGAAATGACAGTTATTAAACCTCTTACACCTAACTTAAGGAAAGAGATAATCGACGGAATTAACGCACAGAGAATAGAACTTGTTACATGTCAAAATACAGCTTATGTATCAATACAAAAAATTAGTTTGGAGACAGTTGAAAAACTTATTAGAGGGTTACCGGACGGATATCCGATCCCGCTTGAAAGGAGCAGAAATTGAAACGAAACAGAATGGAGCACGAAAAGAAGATTGATACAGCGAATCACTATGACTGCCTGGAGACAGATGTGCGGGAAGATGCCAGGAAGAACTTCAAACGTCAGCCGTATAAGTCGGTTGATGTGGCGAAGTACATAGCGAAGAAGTTTGGGATTGGAGGTGATGCCGATGGACAAAAAGATTCTTGAGGACTACATAGATGCCTGCGAGTTTATCAAGGAGACGGAAGCGGAGATCAAGAAGCTGGAGATGAAAAAGAGGTTTGTTCAGGACAAGGTTCGGGGGAGTAATCCAGACTGGCCGTACGAAGAGCGGTCTTTTAGCCTGGGCGGATCGGTTGAGACGGCAGCAGATGCCTTTACGCTGGCAAGAGAGAAGAGGATCCTGGAAGAGCAGAGGAAGGTAGCTTCGGATCTGAAGCTTGGAGTGGAAGAGTGGATGAAGGAGATCCCGTTCCGGATGCAGAGGATTATCCGGTACAAGTTCTTCAACCGATTAAGTTGGGAAGAGGTGGCGATGCTGATGGGGCAGAAGTGCACGGCTGGGAGTGTAAGAATGGAGTATCAAAGATTTATGGAAGAAAATTAATATTTGTTCGATTTGTTCACACTGTTCAATTTCAAAATGCTATAGTATATGCTGAAAGAAGTGGATGAAGTACTTCTGGATGGGTTGTTGAGCTCGGAAAAGTCTCTACCACACAATACATCAAAATACCATGCACTACGGTGTGTGGTATTTTTGTGCATTTTGCGAATTGATTTAACAGAACAAATGTTCTATCATAGTTTTACTACCACACGAATATAGGAGCACCAGAATTTGTTGATATCTGTCAAAATATGGTATATTATTAAAGAAAATGTGGTGCGTTTTGAAAAATTTGTGTGGAGGGAATATAAGATGACTGTACAACAGATGAAAGAACTTTTAGACGGAACATATACAATCAGAGAAGAAAAAAATACTACAAATGCAGTGCAGTTAAAGCTAGATAATGGAGCTGTAATTAATGTATTTAATAACGGTAATTATAATGTTCAAGGGAAAAATAATGTGGAGGTAAAAGACCACATTATTCAGTGCTTAGGAAGTGAAAAAAGAATGGATAAGAATAAAAAAGTGTTTATTGTTTATGGGCACGATGAAAAAGTGCGCAATGAATTGGAAAATATTTTAAGAAGATGGGGATTAGAACCAGTAATCTTAGATAAGATGGCATCTGGTGGAAAAACTATAATAGAAAAATTGGAAAGTCAAATGCCTGAAATCGGTTATGGGATTGTTTTGGCTACTGCTGACGATGAAGGATATCGAAAGGATGCCCCTAATGAAAAAATGTTTCGTTGTAGGCAAAATGTGGTGCTGGAATTAGGAATGCTTTTAGCAAAGCTGGGAAGAGATAGAATAGCTATTTTGTTACAGCATCCAAAAGAAACAGAAAGACCTTCTGATATTCAAGGATTATTGTATATACCTTTCGAGGATAAATTAGAACCTGAAGCGTCAAAGTTGTTGGCAAGAGAAATAGAAAATAAATTAGATTTGGTTATTCCAGCATCAAAATTATAAAAAAAGTCAAGCACCTCACTACTATCCGGGGGTGCTTTTCTCATGCGAGGAGGTGAGCCTGAATGACAGAAAAACAGAAGAGATTTGTGGAGGAGTATCTAATTGACTTAAATGCCACTCAGGCTGCCATTAGAGCAGGATATTCTTCAAAGAATGCAGATAAAATAGGGCATGAATTACTAGGGAAAACTAGAGTTTCAGAAGCCATTTCAAAAGCAATGGCTGAGAGATCCCGGCGGACAGGCATTAATCAGGACAGGGTTCTCCAAGAACTGGCGCGGATCGGATTTGCAAAGATCACGGATGTTGTTGATCCGGATACAGCAAAGATTAAGGTTGACGCGTCAGAAGATGACCTTGCCTGCATCCAGTCGCTCAAGATCAAACCGAACGAGTTTGGGACGGAGCGAGAGGTGAAATTGTATGATAAAAAATCGGCACTTGTGGATATTGGAAAGCACCTGGGGATGTTTAAGGAACGTGTGGAGCTGGATGCTGACATGGAGTTGAACATCACAATCGATTATGGTGACGGTGATTCATCGTGAACATAGCGGTCAGAGCGAATCCCTGCTTTAAGGAACCGGATCAGAGCAAGAAGCGTTATATTGTGATGAAGGGTTCTGCCGGATCAGGGAAGAGCATGGATACTGCACAGCACTATCTGCTACGGCTCATGGAGGACAAGGGCAGAAACCTGGTCTGTATCCGGAAATCAGACATCACGAACCGAGACAGTACTTATGCCGAGTTGACAGGTGCTGCTTACCGGATGTTCGGGGATCGGGCGGACAAGTATTGGAATATCAAGCAAAGCCCGCTACAGCTTACCTGCCGGCATAATGGAAACCAGATCATCTTCCGTGGCGTGAATGACGAGAAACAGCGGGAGAAACTGAAATCCATCACATTCCAGAAAGGGAAGCTGACGGATGTGTGGATCGAAGAAGCAACAGAGATCACACAGGCAGATTTTGAAATCATAGATGACCGTCTTAGAGGGGAACTCCCTCCGGGGCAGTTTTACCAGATAAGGATGACCTTTAATCCAGTGAACAGGAATCACTGGATCAAGAAGGTTTTTTTTGATGTCCCGGACCCGAATGTGCTGACACATCACAGCACGTATCTGGACAACCGTTTTATTGATGCCGCCTACCATGCCAGAATGGAGCGCCGGAAAGAAGTAGATCCGGAAGGGTATCAGATATACGGCTTGGGAGAATGGGGCGAGGTTGGCGGGCTGATCCTGAAGAACTGGACAGTGCAAAATATCAGTCAAAACCTGGATGACTACGATGATATCGCAATCGGGCAGGACTTCGGGTTCAACCATGCGAACGCAATCCTTCTCCTTGGAATAAAAGATGATAATATCTACATCTTGCAGGAGATTTATGTTTTTGAAAAAGAGACAGCGGAGATCATTCCGTTGGCGATCCAAGATGGTATTCCGGCGAAGAGAACAATGTGGTGCGATTCGGCAGAGCCGGACAGGATTAAAGCTTGGAGAACAGCGGGGTTCCGGGCACGGGCCGTAAGCAAGGAGCATACGACGGAAAAGAAATATCAGTCGGCACAGATCGATTGGCTGAAAGGGATTGTCAGCAAAGACAGAGTAATCCACCGGACAATCTATGTGCATCCATCGTGTGTAAATACAATCAAGGAATTGCAGCAGTGGAAATGGAAGAAAGATGAGCGTACTGGAGAGTATCTGGATGAACCTGTTCCGTACATGGATGATGCAATGGCAGCATTGCGTTATGGCGTTGAGGGATGGAGAAAATCTAAGACCGGATATCATCGCATAAAAGGAGGAATTTAAGCATGTTTCGATTAGAAGATGATGAAATACTGGATGAGGATAAATTGGGAAGATTCCTTTCCCAGCATTCGGCAGAAGTAATCTTCCGTTATAAGCCGCTATTGGAGGCATATATGACAGAGTATCCGATATTCCGTGAGCCACCAAAGCCGAAATATAAGCCGGACAATCGGATCGCAGTAAACTTTGCGAAGTATATTGTTGATACAATGAATGGCTTCTTCATTGGCATTCCGGTCAAATTACAGTGTGATGACGAAGAGGTTTCGAAGTATGTTGAGTTTCTGGATCAGTATAATGATCAGGATGACAACAACGCAGAGTTATCTAAAATTTGCAGCATCTACGGAAAGGGATATGAGATGTACTATGTAGATAATGACAGCCGGATCGGCATTACCTATCTTGATCCATTGGAGGCTTTTATGATCTACGATGATTCTGTCCTTGAAAATCCAAGATATTTCGTCAGGACATATCTGGATTCAAACAATGTCTTGCACGGCAGTGTGTCAGATGACGAGAAAGTCCGATATTTCGTCCAGAAAGGCAAGATACAGTTCCTTGATGAATACGAGAATAAGCATGGCTTTGCAGGAGTTCCTGCTACTGAGTATCGGGAGAATGCAGAAGAGCAAGGGATTTTTGAGCCGGTGCTGACTATGATCGATGCATACAACAAAGCTATATCAGAAAAAGCGAATGATGTAGATTATTTTGCTGATGCGTATATGAAAATATTGGGTGCAGTGCTTGACGAAGAAGAAATCAAGCATATACGTGATGATAGAATCATCAATTTCGATGAAGACGCGGATCGGATGATCGTGGAGTTCTTGCAGAAACCGGATGGGGATACGACGCAGGAGCATCTGATAGACCGACTTGAGAAACTGATTTTCCAGATCAGCATGGTAGCGAATATATCGGATGAAAATTTCGGGACATCTTCTGGCATTGCGCTGAAATACAAACTCCAGTCCATGAGCAATCTGGCAAAGACAAAGGAACGAAAATTTAATAGTGGGATGAACCGTAGATACATGTTGATATTCAGTAACCCTGTTTCCGGGATGAAGAAAGATGACTGGGTAAAGGTAAGACCTGTATTTACACGGAATTTTCCTGCTAATGTTCTGGAGGAAACACAGATTGCTTGCAATTTAGATGGCATTACTTCAAAACGGACCCAGCTTGAAACATTATCCATTATAGATAATGTGGACAAAGAAATAGAGCGGATTGAAGAGGAAGAAACGGAATCCCGAAATGATCCGGTGATGAGTCAAATGTTTGGAGGTACGGCGACAGATGGACAGCAAAACTTACTGGAAGAACCGGGAAGCGGAGCAGCGGAAGCATAACATCCAGGATGAAAAAGAGTATTCGAAATATATCAATGAGATTTACAAGAATATGATCGATGAGATTGAGAAAGAAATCAACGGCTTCTACGGGAAGTATGCCAAGGATGAGGGAATCACAATGGCAGAGGCGAAGAAGCGTGCTTCCAAAGCTGATATCGAAGCTCTCGGTCGCAAGGCAGCTCGATACGTTAAGGACAAGGATTTTTCCAAGCAGGCAAACGAGGAGATGCGGCTCTATAACATGACCATGAAGGTAAACCGGCTGGAGCTTTTGAAAGCGCAGATCGGGCTGGAGATGGTTTCTGGATTTGATGAGCTTCAGAAATATTATGAGGAGATCCTGACAGAGAGGACCATATCGGAGTTTGAACGGCAGGCTGGTATCCTGGGGAAGACAATCCAGAATAATGCAAAGGCAGCTAATGCGATTGTGAATGCATCTTTCCATAATGCTACATATTCAGACCGGATCTGGATGTATCAGGCCATGCTCAAAAATGAGCTGAATAACCTGCTACAGACAGGGCTGATTCGGGGACAGAATCCACGGAAGCTTGCAACACATTTGAGAAAGCGGTTCGGAGTGAGCCAAAGCAATGCGGAACGGCTGATGATCACAGAGCTGGCACGGGTGCAGGCAGAAGCACAGAAGCAGTCTTTTATTCGGAACGGCTTTACAAAGTATACGTTTGTTGCGTTAGGATCAGCGTGTCCGATCTGTAAGGCGCTTGATGGAAAACACTTTGAGGTGGAGAAGATGATGCCGGGAGAGAACGCACACCCGATGCATCCTCGATGCCGGTGCTCTGTTGCTGCTTACGAAGATAGTGAGGATTATGAAGAATGGTTGGACTATCTTAGTAAGGGCGGTACTACGGAAGAGTGGAAGAGATCGAGGACTTTTGCAGAAAAGGAAGAGAGCAAACGAAAATATAAACATAAAGATACTGTTATCAATACATCCGAGATCAGTTCAGCAGGATATAGGAGAAAATTTACAGATATTACTGGGGAGAATAAAATCAGCAGGTCGCTGTGGGAAAAGGCTCTTGAAATGTTGGAGCATCGCTCTGGAACAAAGTACGAAGATCTGGCTTTTATTGACAGTAAGACAGGAAAATCGGCAATCAATAAAAATTATGACGAGGAAAATACAGTTTCACCGAGCAAGAATATGAAGAAAATGTTAAGGGATGCGGGGCCATATTCTATTGTCGCTATTCATAATCACCCAGGAAGCAGTGCTCCAAGTTTGCCTGATATCATGGCATGTAAAGACCGAAAATATAAATATGGATTGGTTGCTTGCCATGATGGAACGATTTACAAGTATTCCGTTGATAAGAAAAAGTTTAATATTCCAATAGCTTTTTCTGCGCTTGACCTGTTGTTAAAAGATGGGTATACTAAAGAAGTAAAGAAGCAGTTGGATGATGCAGGAATTAAATTGGAGGTGTTTTGATGGATAAAGAAAAAGAGTATCAGCGGATTTGTGAAAAACTCGGTTTTATTCCATCGGAATATGAATATGACGGTCCGTTGACAGAGGATGATACATGGGTAAATCCTTTTTCAGTACTAACATCCGAAGAAAACATATTTTTATACGAAAACGGATACTTGAATAAGCAGTAGATACCATCAGTCAGAAATGGCCGGTGGTATTTTTACGCTCTTTAGGGAGGTGGCATAAGTGATAATAAAACTCAATAGTGACATGACGAAGCTTCTCCTTGAAGAGGTTGAAGATGCAAAAGATCTTGTGAAAAACCGACAATCTGTAGGATCAGACATGGAGGAGCTTGAAGTAACAGATATCAGCGAATTACAGCTTTTGATCAATGATGAAATTGTTTACAGGGGACTTGATAAGCAGGAAACAATAAATGATTTTGGCAAGAAGCTATATGATTTGTACGATGAAATACTTTATCAGAAGCACAATAATTAATACCATTCATTCCTCGGAGTGAGTGGTATTTTTATACCCATTTTTAAGAAAGGAAAAATGAAAGACATGAAAGCAATGTTAAGCCAGCCAATGGCAGGAAAAACAGATGAAGAAATTATTGCAACTAGGGAGAGGGCAATAAAGATATTACAAGAAAAAGGGTATGAGATTGTAAACACCTTATTTACAGATGAATGGTATAGTGATGAGAGCATGAGAGAACGTGGGTGTGTTCAGATTCCGCTTTGCTTTCTGGCAAAATCACTTGAAAATATGTCTTTGTGTCATGTGGTATATTTTTGTAAAGGTTGGGAAAATGCCAGAGGATGTAGGATTGAGCATGATGCGGCTTTGGCGTATGGACTCGAAGTGATTTATGAAGAATGAAACAGTATTACACAGTAACAGAAGACGCAGACATGCTGGCTCCGAAATGGCTGGCATCCCGCGTCGATTTTATTTACCGTATCATTGACGGTGCAGTAAAGCTGAAAGGGGTGAAGATCGGGCATGAGACGGCACAGATCGGCGATGTGGTATCGTATGACGGCAAGCGGTTATCAGTAGAGAGGCAGGTGATCCACTATCTCCCTCCGGCGGGGAATGACCGGGACAGTAAAGGAGTGATGCATTTGATTGAAGTAAGCGTCCGTAAGGACGGGATCACAGTATCCGGGCATGCAGGATATGCGGAAGTCGGGAAAGACATCGTGTGCGCTGGCGTGACGGCGCTGACACAGACCTTGATCAAGTCGGTGAGCGATTTGACAGAAGATAAAATCCAATGCGAAGTATCGCCCGGAAAGGCTAATATACATTACAGGGATCTGTCGGAAGCAGGGAAGCTTCTGGTGGATTCCTTTTTCATTGGCATCTGTATGATCGCCGATGAATTCCCGGAGTGTGTCCGGGTTGCGTAACAAAGTGTGTCCGGAACGACGTTAATCTATGATTCGGAGCAATGGTCTGGGCTTAATTGAATGGACTGGGGCAGAAAGGAAAATGTAATGAAATACAAAATGTTGGAAGCTATGAGAAACATGCAATTATTTGCGGAAGGTGCAGGCGCTGGAGCCGGAGATCCCGGAAATGGCGGCGGCACAGCTGGAAATGGTGGGGCAGGATCAAGCGAAGGAGACGGCGGCACGCTCCTGTCTTTTGATGATTTTCTGAAGCAGGAGGGAAATCAGGCAGAATTTGATCGCAGAGTACAGAAAGCGATTGATACAGCGGTATCAAATGCACAGAAAAAGTGGAATGACCTGCATGACGACAAGCTTTCAGAAGCGGAAAAGCTGGCGAAGATGACAAACGAAGAAAAGGCAGCCTATCGGATGTCGCAGATGGAGAAAGAACTGAACGCCTTTAAGGAAAAAGATACGCTTTCTCAGATGTCAAGTACAGCAAGGAAGCTGTTAGCGGAAGAGGAAATCAATATTCCGGATGAGCTGCTTACACATCTGGTCAGCACAGATGCGGAGGATACGAAGAATACGGTCCAGGCATTTGCAAAGCTGTTTAAGGATGCTGTGCAGGACGCTGTGAAAGATAAGTTGAAAGGCAATCCTCCAAAGAAAGGCACAGGTGGCAAGGGGAACGTCACAAGAGAACAGATTCTTGCGATCAAAAATCCTTCCGAACGCCAACGGATGATTGCGGAACATATGGATTTATTTGAATAAAAGGAGAGGAAAATTATGCATGATGTAAGAAAACTTGGATTACAGGTGTTTGCGGCACCAAATAATATGACAGGGCAGGCTCAGATTCAGGTAAAAGCGAGGGAGATTGACTTTGTTACTTCCTTCGGAAAGAGTATGCAGGCCCTGCTGGACGTTATGGGGATTACCCGGATGATTAAAAAGGCCAATGGGTCAGTCCTCCGTGTGAAAAAAGTATCCGGAACATTACAGAACGGAAATGTAGCGGAAGGTGACGAGATTCCACTGTCCCAGTACAAAGTAGAGGAGAAGGATTTCGATACGATCAGGATTGAGAAGTACAGAAAAGGGGTATCTCTTGAAGCAATCGCAGAGAAAGGCTATGACGCTGCTGTGGATCAGACAGACGCGGAGTTCAAGGCGGATTTGCAGAATAAGATCCTGGACAAGTTCTACACTCAGTTGAAAATGGGCTCCCTGGCAGGACATGAGAACACCTGGCAGATGGCAGTCGCAATGGCGATCGGCAGGGTGAAAAACAAGTTTGAGAAGATGAAAAGAACGGCTACAGGAACGGCTGTATGGGTGAATACACTGGATGTGTACAAGTATGTTGGCGCTGCTGACATTACGATGCAGACAGCTTTCGGGATGAGCTATATCAAGAACTTCCTTGGCGCGGATATCTGCTTTATCTCATCCCAGATCCCGGAGAACACGGTCATTGCCACACCACTGAACAACCTGATCGCATACTATGTAGATCCGGCAGACTCCGAGTTTGTAAAAGCAGGTCTGGCTTATACGGTAGATTCTGAGACTGGATTTATCGGATTCCACGCGCAGGGGACATATGAAAGAGCGATTTCCGATATGTTCGCGATCATGGGCGTTCGTCTGTTTGCGGAGTATCTGGACGCAATCGCATATATCGCAGTGGGATCTTCTGATACGCAGACTCTCGGCAGTCTGACACTGACATCCGAAGAGGGCAGTGAGGCAGGCAAGACGAAGATTGCAGTGGCAGAGCAGTTGACATCCATCAATAACTCCTGGAAGTATAAAACCAACGCTTCCGCAGCTACAGAAGTGAAATATGGAATGGATGTGTCTGGTTGGACAGCTTGGGATGGGGAATCCGAGATTACAGCAACAGATACGCATCATGTGACGGTAGTTGAGGCAGATTACAATGGCAAAGCGGTTCGTTCCGGTGATGTAGTAGCAGACGTGAACGCTGGGGCGTAAGGAGGTGTAAGGAATGTATAAGGTGATTAAATATTTTACAGATCTTCAGGACAAAAATCATCCTTACAATGTAGGAGATACCTTCCCTCGGGATGGACTTACGGTGACGGAGGAAAGGCTGGCAGAACTGGCTGGAAGCGAGAACAAGCAGGGCACATCACTGATCGAGTTTGTAGAGGAAAAGAAGGCCGTGAAAAAGCAGCCTACAGGCAAAAGAACACCGGCGAAAACTGCATCAAAATAAGGGGATGATTTTATGCTGAAAGACATCAAGCTTCTTCTCGGGATTCCGGAGGATGAGACTTCTCTTGATGCGAAGCTGAACCTGATCCTGATGTCAACGACAAGTCGCCTGAAGGCTCTCCTCGGCGGGCTGGACCCGCCGGCCGAGCTGAATTATATCATTACTGATGTTGCGGTCATACGCTTTAATAAGCTGGGCTCGGAGGGGCTTTCTTCCCATTCTGTTGAGGGAGAGAGCCTTTCCTTTTCTGACGATGATTTTGCCGGATATCGGGATGATATCCGGGACTATCTGGACCGTCAGAAGGAGGCAAGAAAGGGCAAGGTGCGATTCTTATGAGATATGACACACCAATCTATTTTCAGAAGATTACTTCTGGAGAATACGATCCTTCCACCGGGAACTATGAGGATGATACCGTGGAGGAAACAATGCGGTATGCGTCTGTTATGGATACTGGAACAGATATGCTGAAACTGGTCTATAACGGTCCGAAGCAGGACAGTCTCACGATCCAACTCCAGAATCACTATCAGGAGCCATTTGACCGGATCAGAGTGGGAGAGAAGACATATAAGGTTGACTTTTCGCGGAAGCTTCGGACAAAGCACACATTTGTGGTATCGGAAGTGCAATGATGAGCGACATTAAGATTGTTGGCATGGAAAAGCTCCAGAAAAAGCTGAAAAAGAATGTTAATATGGAGAGCGTAAAGAAAAAGGTACGCCAACATGGAGGAGAGTTGCAGGAGAAGGCACAGAGAAATGCCGATTTCAAAGGACACTATGAGTGGCAGAAAGGGAAAGGCAGGGTATTTGTTCCACCGTCGGGCAATTTGAAAGAGCGTATTGAATTGGATATTACAGACGGCGGCATGGTTGCGGAAGTGGAACCAAAGGCTGAATATTCTGCGTATGTAGAACTCGGCACCCGTTTCATGGAGGCGCAGCCATACCTGAAGCCTGCTTTCAATGAGCAGAAAGAGAAATTTAAGAAAGATATGGATAAGTTGGTGAGGTGATAGTATCGACCCACAGCAGGAGCTCTTCACAGAACTGTTAGTACAGTTAAGAAAAAAGGGATACGACGTGTATGACACGTTCCTTCCACCGAAGGACACGCCGTATCCTTTTATATTTATCGCAGACAGTCAGCAGATTGATGATCCGAATAAGACGGCGGTATTCGGGAATGTGTACCAGACGATTCATGTCTGGCATAACAACCCGAAGCAGCGTGGAACGGTATCAGAGATGCTGCTGGATATCAAGCAGGTCTGCTACAGTTTGAAACATACGGCAAATTTCGCATGGGATGTACGAAATGTAGATCAGCGGATTCTGCCGGACAACACAACAAAGACTCCGCTTCTTCATGGATTGCTGGAAGTGGAGTTTAAGTTTTCATAGGAGGTAAAATCATGTTTTCAATGGAAATGATGAAGAAGATGGCAAAGCATTATGCGGTGCCGGAGTTTAAGGAAAATCCGCTTCAGATGTTTGCGGAAGCGGTATCTGGAAAGAAGATTGTTTATCTGTACAGGATTGCATCAAAGGCCGCTACGAACAGCGGTGCTGCCTTAGCTTTTACGACAGAGAATGAGCGTACAAAGAGCAAGGATGCCGATTCGACAGAAACGAAAGATGGACCGATCCGGACACCGGGAGCGTCGGAAACGGAGATTACTGCCACGTCTATCCTTGCGAAAGAGGATGAGCTGGTGGACGAATTGGAAGAAGCTATGGATAATGATGAACTGATCGAGATTTGGGAGGCAAATCTGGAAGAACCGGCGTCTGGAGGCGATAACAAGTTCAAAGGGATGTACTTCCAGGGATATCTTACAGAGATTGGCAGATCCTCTTCCGCGGAAGATTTTGTCGAGATCAGCCTGACGTTCGGTATCAACGGTACGGGTGTTTCCGGAGATGTCACAGTGACAACAGATCAGCAGGAGATTGCGTCATATGTGTTCAAAGACACACAGAAAACAGGAGCGTAGGCAGGGGTGATGAGCCCCTGTTATTTTTATGGAGGTAAAGAAAGATGATGGAATTAACGATCAATGGACAGGTGTATCAGTTTAACTTTGGCATGGGATTTCTGAGAGAAGCAAACAAGACTGTCTCGGAAAAGATCAACAATGCAACTGATAAGAAGAAAGATGTTGGTGCGACATACATGATTGCAGGGATTTTAGATGGGGACCCGGAGGATCTGGTAGCGGCCCTGGATTTGGCGAATAAAGGGCAGAACCCGCGAGTCACAAAATCGCTGTTAGACAGCTATATCGAAGATCCGGACACGGATATTGATCAGCTTTTTGAGGATACGCTGGATTTTTTAGAGAAAGCAAATGTTACGAAGAAGATCGTGAAACGTCTGAAGAAGCGGATCGCGGAGGAAAAGGCGAAGGCAGAGGCGGCGAATCAGAACTGACATTTGAAGAACAGTACCGTGAAGTGGCTGTGAACTGTTTCCGGTATCTGGGCTTTACATCATTTGATCAGGTGGATCAGCTCACGATCGCACAGTACGAGGTAATGATGGAGTCTTTGGAATTGAAGATGCTGGATCAGAATCTCCATGAGCATAGGCAGGCTTTTCTGAATTTTGTAGTGAGGGCGGAGAAGAAGACTGGAAAGAACAGATCCAAACCTGTTTATAAAAAGTTCCAACAATTTTTCGATTATGATGCAGAGCTTGCAAAAGTGAAACAGCGCAGAAAGAAAAAGCAAAGCCGTTTTTCCGGGATTGGAAAGCTTCTAAAGAAAGGAGAGTGAACGGATGTCGGAATCATTTAGTATAAAAGCGATATTGTCGGCAGCAGATAAAGGATTTTCATCAGCCATGAAAGCGGCATCTGGATATGTCGATAACTTGAAAAGCACTCTCACAAGCGGTCTGGGATTTGGAATGATGATGGCTGCCGGACAGAAAGCATTTAATGTTGTCAGCGATGGTGTGACTGGTCTAATCGGGGATATGAACGATGCCAGTGCCGCTTGGAAGACCTTTGAAGGCAACCTGAGGATGAATGGGAAGGCTGAAAAGGATATCAAATCAATTAAAAATGAGTTGCAGGACTTTGCGGAAGCAACCATCTACAGTTCTTCGGATATGGCGTCCACTTTTGCACAGTTAGAAGCTGTGGGAACGAAAAATACGACGAATCTGGTAAAGGGTTTCGGCGGTCTTGCCGCGGCAGCGGAGAATCCCGTTCAAGCTATGAAGACTCTGTCACAGCAGGCGACACAGATGGCGGCGAAACCGAAAGTGGCGTGGGAAGACTTTAAACTGATGTTGGAGCAGACTCCAGCGGGTATTGCGGCTGTCGCAAAAGAGATGGGAATGTCCACGCAGGATATGATCAAGAATGTCCAGGACGGGAAGATCAAGACGGAAGACTTCTTAGAGACGATTGCGAAAGTTGGTACGAATGATGCGTTTACCAAACTTGCCAGAGAATACAAAACGGTTGGACAGGCGATGGATGGTCTTTCAGAAACCGCGGCGAATAAATTACAGCCGGCTTTTGAGGTACTCTCTTCCAAGGGGATCAGCGCAGTCAGTAAGCTGGTTGACAAGGTAGGAGAGCTGGATGGAGAGAAGATCGCGGCGAAGCTCACTTCCGGGCTGGATAAGGTCAAGCCGTATTGGGATACACTTGTCAGCGTGGCGGGTGAAGTGGGTTCCGCCTTTGGGGATGCTTTTTCTGCAATATCAAAAGAGCTTTCTGACTTGAATGGAAGCTTTGGTTCCACAGAAAGCGTGGAGAGTTTTGGCGATGCAATCGGTGTAGCGGGCGATGCCTTGAAAACCTTTGCGGGGTTCCTGGAAGAGCATTCAGAAATCGTGGCATTGCTGATCCATAACCTGCCGAAGTTGTTGGCGGCATATATGGCTTTTAAAACAGTGAAAGCCGTGGCTCCGAGAGTGATTGGTTTTGGAAGGGCTATCATGGGGCTTGCCGGAAATGGAATCAGCGGTCTGGCAACAAAGTTGTTTGGTGTCAAAGACGCAACGAAAACAGTGGGCGAGACATCTGCTTCAAGCGGAAAACAGATCATGCAGTCGGCACTCTCTTTTCTGGCTTTTGGTGCGGGAATTGCAGTAGCCGCCGCAGGGCTGTATATCATGGCTCAGGCAGCAATTCAGTTAGCAAATGCGGGGCCTGGGGCAATCGCTGTGATGGTTGGCATGGTAGGTGCTCTGGCAGGGCTGGCATATGGAGCTTCTGTGATTGGAACACAACTGAGCGCCGCTTCTGTCGGTATGGTCGCTTTTGGGGCGGCAATACTGATTGCAGGGGCAGGAATGTATGTCATGGCATCCGCATCTATTAATCTGGTCAATGCCGGTACTCCAGCGATTGCAGTGATGGCAGGCATGGTCGTAGCTATGGCTGGTATGATGGTGCTGGCGGCGGCTTTGGGACCAGCTCTTACAGCTGGTGCAGTTGGATTTATCGCTTTTGGCGCGGCGATTGCGCTTGTGGGAGCAGGAGCACTCTTAGCCAGTGCGGCGCTGGCTGTGGTGGCAGCAGTACTTCCAACGATCTCTGCTTACGGGTTGCAAGGAGCGATATCGATTGCCGCCCTTGGAGCAGCTATGCTTGCATTTTCAGTAGGAGCGGCTGCGGCCGGAGTCGCATGTGTGGTCCTGGGAGCAGGGCTTACGGTAGTAGCGGTTGGATTAACGGCGGTAGGAGCGGCCATTGTCATTGTTGCGGCAGGAGTACTTGCGCTTTCTGCCGGAGCCTTGGTTTTAGGAGCAGGACTTACGTTGGTAGCAACAGCAACGACTGTTCTTGGGGCAGCCCTTCCGCTTGTTGCATCCGGATCGCTTGCCAGTGCGGCGGCTTTGGCGACGATGTTGGTTTCGGCGACAGCTCTAAGTGCCATTATGCTTGTATTGAGTACATCTGTTGTGGCACTCGGAGTGGCAGCGGCAGCCGGAACAGTAGGGATAGCGGCGTTTGGACTTGGTATGGCGGCGGCAACTGTAGGTGTGGCCGCCATGTCAGTCGCATTAAAAGCAGTGAATTCTTCTATGAAGTCAATCTCTAAAAATGCAAAATCTGCGAAAAGTTCAATTTCCAGTATGAAGAGTTCTTTGAGTGTAGTAAATGAAGGATTGGATGCACTTGGGAATAAAGCAAAATCGGCGATCAATTCGTTTATTCGTGCATTTTCTAATGCAGAATCAAAAGCCAAAACCGCAGGAAAAAACATTGGAAATAATGTAAATACCGGGGTGAAATCCGGGCTTGATAAGCTTCCTGTTACAGCCAACAGTGCTATGAGCAAATTCAATTCTGGAATACGATCAGGAGGGAATCAGGCAGTATCTACAGCAAGAAGTATGTCGAGTTCTATTTCTTCTGCATTGTGTTCAGCGGGGAATTCTTCTTATGCCAGTGGTCGTTATATTGGTCAGGGGCTTGCAAATGGAATGAGATCCACACTGGGAACGGTTCGCAGTGTAGCGGCACAGTTGGCGGCAGCGGCCGATGCGGCAATACGGGCGAAAGCCAAAATTCACAGTCCGTCCAGGGTATCAGAAAAGTCTGGTGCCTATTGGGGAGAAGGCTGGGTCAATGGAATCCTGAGTAAGGTAAAAGACACAAGGAACGCAATGGCAGATCTTCTTGTAATACCTAAGATGGAGAATCCGACGCTTTCTTTTGCGGGAGCCGAGGGGCTTTCCTTAAACGATGACTATGAGTACGGGAACAGAAACGCCACTTACACAATCTATGTTGTGTCTGAGATTGACGGAAAGCAGGTGGCGAAATCCACAGCGGTGTACACGCAAAAGGAACTGGAAAAGCTGGATAAGCAGAACAATCGGAAACACGGGATTAAGTAAGGAGGGCATATGTACAAGTTTATAGACATCACAGAAGCACAGTCAGACACCACGCTGCCCTCCGAGGCAATCAGTGTGAATGGAGAATATATAGAAGAACTGTTACCAGGCTACCGCACTCTTTACACGGAAGGGCGGGAACTGCTGGAGTCTGAGCTTACAGAGATTCAGATTGGAAATCAAAACGGAACGAGGTATCAGTACAAAAGGGATGTTCCAAGGGAGATTACGGTGCATTACCAAATCCTGAGCAATTCTCCGGAAGACTTCCGGGAAAAGTTCAATGAACTGAGCAGGATTTTGGATCAGGAGCAGATGAAGATCACGTTCCACGATGAGGATGACCGGTATTTTATCGGAACAAAAACAAACTGCGAGGAACCGGACAGCGGTCGCCTGAATGTCACGGGGAGTTTTACACTCTATTGTGCAGATCCATATAAATATTCTGTCACAGAGAAAACCGCCAAAAATTACGGTTCCACACAGATTACACTGGAAAACAATGGTTCCAAACCGGTCCCGATCAGTATCAAGGCTACCATGAAATCAGATAACGGCTACATCGCGTTTACTCTGGACGACCGGTTCTACCAGATCGGGAAGCCGGAAGAGGTGGACGGGAAACACTATGAGGAGTCAGTAAAGCTGTTTGATGACCATCTGTATGAAGATAAAGGCTGGTTAGTAAACCAGGGGATTACTCCAAAAGTCACATCTGAGCGGTTGCAGAATGGTGTTGTTAAATATGTAAAAGAGAGTACAAATGAGGGTTATGCGACGACAAAGGACTATGGAAGTGGTAATTCCTGGCATGGGGCATCCCTTACCAAAATAGTTCCGAAAGATGTAAATAACAAATATCCGGTCAACTGGAAAGTT